ATGGGAAGCTCGGATCAACCAGTTGCTGATGGATATGACAGAAACAGAGGGCGCCATTGTTGAAGTGTCTGAAGATGCGTCAATCGACGGTCAGTTTTACGATTATCTGGAAGAGTTCTGTACAACAATGCAGCAAGCCGAAGTACGGGAAGAAATATTATTGCGCCGACCTTTTACAGATGACGACGAAGGCCGCACGTATTTCAGGTTAAAAGACTTTGAAGCGCATTTGCGTAAGAACAAATTCTTTGAGTACAAGTCCCACAAGATTGCCCAGCGCCTACGGGATCGCAATGGCGAAAGCACTGTCGTAAAGATCAAAGGCAAAGCCGTGCGCGTCTGGGTTATTCCCTCTTTTGAAAATGTAGCAATAATCATGGATACTCCTGATTTCGGAGAAAGTAATGAGGCGCCGTTCTAATGTTTCGTATATTCGGTCCGCCGGGCACAGGCAAAACAACAACCCTGCTTAACATGGTGGATACAGCTATCCAAGAAGGTACAGATCCAAGCAACATTGCGTTCCTAGCGTTTACCAGAAAAGCTGCGTATGAGGCCAAGGAACGCGCCGCACGGCGCTTTGACCTGAACCCCGACAAAGACTTGCCGTACTTCAGAACACTGCACTCTCTGGCCTATATGATGTTAGGGCTCAAAGAAAGCCAGCTCATGCAAAGGGAACACTTCGATGAGTTGTCTAATAAAATCGGCATAGTTCTTACAGTTAGGTCGGCAGTGCTCGACGAAGATGATGTTGGCCTAATAACTTCAGACCATCCTATCATAGGGCTCATCAATCTGGCGCGGCTCAAGAAGACAACATTGAGGACAGAGTACAATCGCAGCGACATAGAAGAAGAGTGGATGACGGTAGATTACGTCAACCGCGCTTATCACGACTACAAGAAAGCACATGGTCTAATTGACTACACCGATATGCTGGTGGAGTTTGTAGACAACGCCGTCAACTACTGCCCAGAGTTTGACCTATGTTTTATGGACGAAGCGCAGGATTTGTCCCCGTTACAATGGGACATTGCTCATGCCTTGGATAACAGGGCAAAAAGCATGTACGCTGCGGGGGACGATGATCAGGCGATTTATAAATGGGCAGGCGCCGACGTAGATCATTTCATAGGACTGAAAAGCGGTTCCGAAGTGTTGGAGCAATCCTATCGTATCCCCGCAGAAGTACATAAAGTTGCCGCGCGCATATCCAGTAGAATTCAAAACAGGTTTCCAAAGAAGTATCTGCCCAGAAAAGAAACGGGCAAAGTCCAACGCATTTACAGCATTTCAGAAATTGATATGTCCGAAGGGGACTGGCTTATAATGGCGCAAGCGAACTACATGCTATCCAGCGTAGCAACGCAGCTCAAGTATGACGGCTATCTGTTCGAACGCAACGGCCACCGATCCATACCTGAAAAGATAAGCACGGCGGTAAATGGTTGGGAGCGCCTACGCAAAGGGCATCAGATTGATTGCAACACGGCTCAGGCAATATACGATTACATGACAGGCAACGGTGTGCGCATTGCACGAGGCTTCAAGCGGTTTAGTGAACACGATAAAGACAAGTCCTTTGATCTGCCAACCCTGCAACTACAGTATGGGCTCGGAGCTGACGATACCATGATCTGGCACGAAGCAATGGATAAGCTGCCCGTGGTGGATCAGATATATATCACATCGCTGTTGCGCAGGAGAGAAAAGTTTAATGCCGTGCCCCGCATAAGATTATCCACGATCCACGGGGCAAAAGGTGGAGAAGCGGACAACGTAGTTTTGTTTACCGATCTATCTACCGCCGCATTGAAAGAACGGGGGGACGACATTCATCGTGTCTTTTACGTGGCGGTAACAAGAACGAGACAAAATTTATACATCGTTGAACCCGAAGACGTATTAAGGAGTTATACAATATGAAAAGAGAACAAGTTTTAAAGCAAGCAGACAACCTTGTGAACGGCGATCGGGCAAAAGATTATGGCGATGCGTTTGAAAACCATGAGCGCATTGCTGACGGCTGGAACCTCATCATAAGTTCCGCCCTTTTAAGTCATGGTAAAATAACCCCTGCACACGTTGCACTGATGATGGATTGGGTCAAAACCAGTCGGTTGTTAGAAACCATAGATCATATGGACTCATGGATAGACAAGTGCGGGTATTCTGCGTTGGGCGCAGAATTTACAAAAAATCAAAGAGAGCAGGATGAAAACAACAAAAATGCAATTTCCACTATTCACGCCAAAAACTGAGTGGGTTCCGCCTTCGGAGCTGCCAGACCTACGTGGATCTAAAGTTCTATGTATAGACGTAGAAACAAGAGACCCGCACATTAAACAAAAAGGGCCGGGCTGGCCGACCAAAGATGGTGAGGTAATAGGCTACGCTATTGCCACCGAAGGCTGGTCTGGATACTTTCCAACGCGGCACCTCGGCGGCGGCAACATAGACGAAAGCATCGTCAAGAAATGGTTGCAAGCGCATCTCAAAACAGAATGCGATAAAGTCATGCACAACGCCCAGTATGATCTGGGCTGGTGCCGTGCGATGGGCTTTGAAATCAACGGGCGCATTATAGATACTATGATGACCGCCAACTTGTTAGATGAAAACAGGTTTAGCTACAGCCTGAACGCGCTGGGTTACGATTATCTAGGTCAAACAAAAAACGAACGTGACCTTGTAGAGGCCGCAAAAGAATTCAACGTAGATCCCAAAAGCGAGATGTGGAAGTTACCCGCCCAGTTTGTCGGACAGTACGCCGAACAGGACGCTACGCTGACCCTGAAGCTATGGGAACATTTTCAAACAATGCTGAACCGTGAGGAGCTCTGGAACATCTGGGAGTTGGAAACCAAGCTACTGCCCTGTCTCGTCGATATGACAATGCGGGGTGTACGCGTGGATCTGGATCGTGCGGAGCGTAGTAAGCAACACGTTATGAAGCGTGAAAAAGAATTACTGGGCAAAATTAAAAAGACTGTTGGCGCCGACGTAGAAATATGGGCAGCGCAATCCATTGCCAAAGCTTTTGATAAAGTTGGGCTTGAGTACCCAAGAACAGAAAAGGGCGCCCCATCCTTTACAAAGCAGTTTCTCAGCGAACACCCGCACGAGCTGCCGCAAGCTATCGTGCAAGCGCGAGCTTACAACAAAATCAACGGCACGTTTATTGACGGCATTTTGCGCTTTGTTGGTAAAGACGGACGCATCCACGGGCATATCAATCAAATCAGATCAGACGATGGGGGCACTGTGTCTGGACGCGTTTCTATGTCAAACCCCAACCTTCAGCAAATTCCTGCACGGGATCCTGAGCTCGGTCCGATGATACGTAGTCTGTTTCTACCTGAAGAGGGGGAGCAGTGGGCGTCCATAGATTTCTCGCAACAGGAACCTCGGATCGCGGTTCATTACGCAGACGCATACGGCAAAAGCACAAACACGGAATTAAGCGGCGTAGCCGATATGGTGGATGCATATACAAACAATCCAGATACAGACTTCCATACAATGGTTGCGGAAATGACAGGGCTCAAGCGTAAAGCTGCCAAGTCTGTAGGGCTCGGTATCATTTATGGTATGGGCGTGAACAAGCTTGCAGGCGAGTTGGATGTGTCCGTGGACGAAGCTAAAGACATTCTGAAGCAATTTAACACCAAACTGCCTTTTCTAAAGCAGCTTAACAGTGGTGTGCAGCGCAGATTAGAAGATCGTCGCTCCAGCGGATCCATACGATCCTTGCAGGGGCGCAAATGTCGCTTTAACCTTTGGGAGCCCGACAGCTTCGAAATGCATAAAGCCATGCCCTACGACGAAGCGGTCGCGGCTCACGGGGCAACGACGCGATTAAAGCGCGCAATGACCTATAAAGCGCTTAACCGTCTCATACAGGCGTCCGCAGCCGACATGACAAAGACGGCGTGGGTCAAAGTATACGAAGCGGGGCACTTGCCGCTCATTCAGGTACACGACGAACTGGCTTTTAGCGTGCCAAACCTAGATAAAGCCAAAGAAATACGAGAAATCATGGAAAATTCCATGCCTTTGTGCATTCCAAACAAATGCGATATTGACATTGGCGCCAATTGGGGAGAAACTAAAGAAACTTAAACCTCGATCCGCAAGCTACTAGGTTTAAGCACTGCTCGATAAGGTCAACAGCGGTCTTTCCTTGTTCTCGTGTTGACATATTGACCTCATACTAGCCCCTGCCTTCTCTCCTTACGAAGTCAGGGGTTTTTTTCTTGAACTTTCTATACAATCTTATATATTCTCAGATAAAATAAGGGTTTTGTCACATGGATACAAAAAAATGGGCAAGTGTGCTTGTTCCACGGGAAACCTACGAAGAACTGGTGGCCGTGGCGTTTATTGAAGGGCGC